GTTCTGAACGACACCATGACCATATGGTGTAGGCTCTATGTCATTATGGTCAAAGTATATAAGATGTTCACGACCTGTATCGTCTAGCATACCTACCATAGTCAATGAGTTCTCTGGCTCAAAGGGGTCAAGGTGTAGCTTACCATCACGTTTGGTAGTCGTGTTCTCTACATCAAGTGTTAGTTTCATATTTGCTCATCCTTACTCTTCCTGTCAGGGTTAATGGAATCTGGTAGAACATCTCGCCAGAAGCTATATATTTATTAGATACCTCTACTGGTGTCAAGTCTTTAATGTCTTCCGACTTAAACATAAGTGCATCAGACAGTTCCTTATTCCATACAAAGAACAGGGTAGGCTTGTCAAAGAACTTAGACTTACGTTCAGGTAGCTGTAGTGTATCATACGGAAACACTGAGCCACTCCATACTGTCTTGACTTCGCACTCCACATAGAACTTACCCTTGCTGCCTTCCGCAATCAAGTCCTGTCCATATGTATTAGGGTTCTCCCATATCTCGTAGCCTCGTATCTGCATGTACTCCATAGTACGAACACGAGCAGGTTTGTCATGCTTGCCGTGCAAGGTTTCACTAAACTGTTTCCTCATCCTTCGTACCTCGCAGTCTGATAGTTAAGTTCTACGTTCACCATACCGTGCCAGCCATTCAGCTTGTTCTTCACGATGTTGATGTGACGCAATGGGCTGTCTTCCTCTTGGCCTTCCACACTAGGCGACTTGCCAATCAGTATCATCAAGTCAGCTTCCGCAGCCTTGCCTGTACGTGAGCCTTCCATCATAGACTGATTAAGCTGTGACCTACCCTCTGCCTCTGCAGATAACTGTGACATATAGAATACAGCACAGTCGTATGTCTTGGCAATCTGCCGTGCATAGATAGCACAAGCCTTGAGTGCCTCATCGAGTCTGGCATAGTTACCTGCCACACCGAACTTGTCACCCATGTCAAGCACAAGGATGTCGGGGTTGTTAGCCTTGCAGACTGATTCAACCCATGCCATGTCACGACCACCTGCATCTTTAATCCTGATGTTATTCATCACAGGCTCATACAGTGCCTTGGCCTTGCCTATGTTGTCACGCACCTCACGTGCAGTCATGCCAGCAGCAGCAGTCAAGTACCTTGCACCGACACGGTGAGTAGGCTCCTCGTTACACAAGATGATACACTTGGCACCCTGATGTGCAAACCCACCCGGTGCAGCAATCAAGCTGGCGTGGAAGGATGTCTTGCCTGTGTTGGGTCTGGCACCCACTTCTATAAGCTGACCACCAGACACACCTTCCACCTTACGAGTGACTGATGGTATGTTGAAAGACCACTTGGCTTCCAACTCAGCCTTTGCCATGAGGGTTTCAATCGTGATGTCATCCCACTCAATGTTGAGGTTAGGAATGAAGTCATCACCGTAACGCTCAAGTAAGTTGCGTAGCTTCTCAAGTGTGGCACTGTCACCATTCACCATGTCGAAGCCTATGTTAGCAACGTCCTCGCCAACAACCTGCTGGAATAGTTTAGACAGCACCTCTTGTGCTATGTCACTACCCATTGGCTGCTCACGCTTGATAGAAGAGAACATAGATGAGTAGCCCTGCTTCTGTGCTGTAGTCAGTGTAGGATTGTTAGCCATGAACAATGCCTCAACCTCATCGGGTGTGACAGTACGCTCATACCTATCCATAGCTGTGTCGATAGCCTCTTTAATCTTACGTGCATCCTTGCTGAACAAGCGTGGTGGGCATTTGCTACCACGATGGTCATCATAGAATGACTTATCCATTAGGCTTCTAATGATTGATAATTCCATATAAGTTCTCCATATCTGTCGGGTTACGATATTTCAAATCGTCATTCAAGCGTAGTACACGAACATCGTTTACGTGACCACGTAGTTCCTTTGCCATCTGCAAAGTCTTGGGTAGTGCATCGGGGTCTAATGCAATTACGGCTGTTGAGAACTGTGCGAGATACCCTTTATGCGACTCTTGTAGAGATGTACCAAGTATCGCAACCCCGACAAAGGATTTGCCACCAACCACGGCTGCACTCACACAGTCCTCAACAACAACTGCGACTTTACCACACCCAACGGTGTAAGGCAAGCCACTTTTTCCATATCGTTTCCATTTAGGTAATCGCTTACCAATGGCACGGCCTGTAGCATCAACGGTCACACCGTCATGCACTACAGGAAATACAATCCTGTCATCCTTCACATCATACATCACACCCAAGTCATCTGGGTCTAGCTTGTACTGGTAACAGAAGGCAAGCACAGTACGCTTGTTTCTATGCGGTATGATATACGATGGCATATCAAATGTCTCATCAGCAAACTCAGCTACGTTACCCATGCCTGACCGTATGTCATCCACTGTGAGATGTACACGGTTGCCGCCACTTACATTACAAGATGCCTTGTAACAATTCCACACAAGGCTACCCATGTTGTTAGTAACAGTGAAGGTCTTGTACCCACCACAATTAGGACAGTTCATACGTTTAGTCTGTCCATTGGGTACATCTATATCACTTATAATGTTATATATATTATTCATTATATACTCACTTTCGTTGCGGCAGTTAAGTGCTTTTACCATGTGACTTACGTGCTGTCAAGGCACTATTTGCACTGGCATATGTATTTTTCATGTACGGTTTTACTGACTGTGGATTACTGTGTCCTGTAACCGACATGATTTGTCCCATAGGTACACCTGCCTCTACCATTTGTGTTGTACCAGTACGACGCAAGTCCATCAGGCGTAGTTCCTCAGACAGCCCAGCTTCACGCATGACAGCCCTTCCAGCTTTGGACAGACGTTCCATGCTGTACGGGTGGTACTCGCCCTGTACGGGCGTTGTGCGGGGAACAACGTACTGTTGAAAGCCAAAGTCCTGCTCCTGTTGTGTCAGCATCTCAAGCAAGTCATCTTCGATAGGCAAAGTCACCTCTGCCCTACGCTTAGACTGCTCAAGATATAGCTTGTGTTCTTCCAAGTCTATGTTATCCCACGTCAGCAGACGCATGTCACCTAGACGCTGGCACCACTCGTATGCCATGTGTACAATCAGGCCAATGCTACGCCACTGAAACTCACCATAGGCAGTGTCAAGGAATTGACGCACATCATCCTCTGTCCACACAACTTTGCGTTGTGGTGGTGTCTTGCGCCTGACATTGGCAAAGGGATTGACCGTTGCATACTCCATGTCAATAGCGTAACGAAACAGAATAGATGACACAGTACAGACGTGGTTGGCAAGGCTAATGCCTCGCTCAACCCAGCCTTCGTATGCATGTTTGGCTTGCTTACTTGTGAGTTCACAAAATTTCACAGAGCCAAAATCATCTAGCATGATGCCAAGAAAGTATTTATAATCTTTCTTAGTTCTGCTTCGTAACATCTTGAAATCATTGGAATTATAGTACTTATCCACAAGATGTTTTACAGTGTTCATGCTGCAATCAACTCCTTGAACTGCTTGCTTTCAATCCACTGTGACACTTCATGCTCACGCTTGAACATGTTAACAGCGTTGGTATCACCGCCAGTGTTACGCAGCTTGAAGCCATTACGCTCATCAGCATAGCTGGCATAGTTGGTGAAGGCAGAGTACAATGCCCATGCATTCTCACCACGCACACCAGCTTCTTGGTTGTACAGGGTAAGCATCTTGTCTGCTGTACGGTCAGACTTTAGCAGTGATTCAAGCATAGCTTTGACATTGCTCACAAGCACAGGGGTGTTCGCCCAGCGTTGCATCTGCTGATGGTAGTTAGTGAAGTCATCATTTGACTTGCCCAACTGTGTGATGAATCGGTCAAGGCTGAAGCCGCTAGTGTTCTTACGGCGTACCTTGTCATGCTCACCACGAATCATACCGTTGGTGCAGAAGAAGTCGATAGCACCAAACAACACAGTATTTGAACACGTCCCATCCACACCATGCAGTGCGATGATGCGTTGTGCAATCTCAGTCTCATGCTTTGGTGTCACGATGGTATGCTTCATGTTAGGCAGGGTCATGTCCATCATAGCCCAGCCATTGCGGTGAGCATCACGCCACACAATAGACGCACCGTCTGTCTGCTCATCAGTCAGGTTGTCTGTCACAGTTGACATAACGTCACGGAAGAAATCACCATGTGATGCACAGGTGAAGTCCTTGCCTACGATAGCAATAGGTTCGCCAGTGTTGCCATCAATGACATACTTCTTGTCAGCTACACGGGTAGGCTCAAATGATACATCAAAGTCGAGGTTCTCAGGGATGTATTCTAATGGCATATCTATTCTCCTTTCAGGTTGAATTGGTGTCGTAAAGTTTCCCATGCGTCACTCAACTCTTGTAAGTCAAACGCTGACACAGCACGTATGCCACCCATTTCTGGGTAAAGTGCTGTCTCAAGGAAGGTATCTAACTTGCTGTCTATACTATACAAAGCCGCTTGTTGCATAGGCTGCAACCCATTCACAGCATTTTGCCGTAGTTGTTTATCCTTTTCACGCACTTTCTCCCAATGGGCAATACGTTCATCTTGTGTCATGTTCTCTAGTTTCTTAGCCATGTATCATCTCCTTTACAATAAAGCTAGTAGTGGTAACACTACAAATATAAATACTACTGCATCCATTCCGGCATACTCCTTCCCTTGTTATACCGTGCAAAGGCAGTCTTGTCAACCTTGTAGAACGCACGGTACGCCATGATAG